CAAGATCGTACTCACCTCCCTGCCTACGTGCAACATCAGCAAAACTAGCCACGTTGAGTGCAGGAGAAAACGCAGAGAGCATAGCCGCCTGTGGAATGTAAGCGCCCTTAAGCGCTTCTAAGCCTATCTGTTGCTGTCCTTGTTCTAACCCAAGACCTCCTGCCATCAGTCCCATGCCGCCTTGCATAGCACCCATAGCCATTGCTTGCTGTGCTGCTTCTAGGGCTTGACGTTGAGTAGCAATGTTAGAACCTAGTTGACCATAGACAGAACCTATGTCAGCTTGTTGTCTTTGTTCTGCTTGTGCTTGAGATATAGCAGCAAGAGATGCTTGGTTCTGTGCTTCTTCTTGAGCCTTAGCCAAAGCCATTTGCTCTGGTGTACCGCCAAACATAGCTGTACGCACACCGCCACGCCCTTGGTTAAACAAACGCTCTTCTAAGGCAAGCCGCTGTCTCTCTTCTTCACCAAGCTGTGTAGCTCTAATGCGATCATAGACATCTTGTTCTCTGCCAGCCATAGGCATACCAGCTTGGCCCATGAACTGACCACCTAAGCCAAACGCTTGTTGTGCCGCCTGTTGTTGACCAGCGAGGCCAAAAGGAGACATACCTAGCTGTTGTTGGCCCATGCCTAACAACTGTTGACCAGCGGCGTCTAAGCCAAGACCAACATTAGGCCCAGTAAACCTAGAGAGTGCCTGAGATTCTAGTGCACTCTGTAGTGCTTGACCTCTTTCTCCTAGAGAATACTGTGTTCCTGTAGGACCACCTGTAATACTTCCTGACGGACCAGTTACAGTAAACGGTTGGAAACTTATGTCAGGAGCAGTTATCTGAGTAAGCGGGGTTGTATAAATTTTCTTAACTTCTTCAGGAATATTCTCATAGAGGTCTTTAGACACACTTCCCAAAAGATCACCTAAAATACCCATTAGTAAGTACCTCTGTTTTTATTGTAATTTGTCATCATAGCGTTTTACCTATCAGTGCTAGTACATTCATTTCCTGTATGGACAGTGCGTATCCGTTGATGTCTGTCTCAAGACCAACGCTGATTACTGATCCGTAGCCTGTTGTGTTAATAGAAGAACGACTAATAATTGTTCCTTCTTCAGAGTATTCAGCTACGTTGTATTCAGACTGTCCGTAAAAACCGGGAGTAGCACTACTAGTTCTAAAAGTGCTAGTGTTAGTTGCTGTCTCAAAGTCGTAAGACCATTTGAGAAAGATGTCTGCGTTGTTTCCACCAATGATTGTAGGTCTAATCTTCTTTAGCATCTTAATTTTAGACGGGTCGCCAAAGCTCAAGCCGGGACTAAAGTACCTAAATCTATAGATACTACCGTTGTCAAAGTAGTTGTTGTAAGTTCCTACACCTGCCGGTGTGCCTATATAAATGTCACCGTTTCTGTCCCTGTGGAAAGATTTAAAGTCCACACTAGGCCACCGTGTTACCCTGTACGCACCGTTTTCCAGTGTACCCCGTATATCAAAACAGTACACGAGGTTAAGATCAGGAAAGCACAGAAGATAGAAATAGTTCTCAGGACTGTACACCGTACTAACAGGTACTGTTTTAGCCAAAATGTTAGCAATCAGTTCCTGCTTGATGTTTCTGCTCAAGTCGGTAATAGGTAGGGACTTTTCTTGTATAGATCGTCCCAAGCTCCTAAGACCTGTCTGTGTTAGAAATAACAAGTCTGTTCCTATGTTCTGTACACTCTTTCTGTCTACACAGCCGACACCCGGTATAGTGTCTTGTATAGCCATTGTTGCAGGACTCTCTGCACCGCTGTATACTAACGTGTTGTTTTCACCAAATACAACTAGAAAACCGTTGTGTGCAGCAATAGCCACAACCTTATCAAACCCGTTAGGCCACGCCTTAGATACGTTAATAGACCCGCTAGACCCGCCAGTAAAATTGTGTCCTATTAACAAATCAGACCAGTAAATTGTGTTGTCGTCAGTAGCGTTACCAACGCACCACACTCTACCGTATGCACCAATAGCCTCGTTGCTGTACTGAGCAGAAGTTAAAGACGCACCAGAAACAGCAGACATCTTTGTAACTGCGCCTAAACTGTTGCTGTACACGAGAGGCTCGTAGCCACGCTGGAAGAAGTAAGCGTGATCGTTGAAGTTAAATATCTTCCAATCGTTAGCTGTAATTGTGTACGACCCTGGCGTAGCATCAACCAGTGTAGTCGTACCTGTCATAATCTTGTTGTTACCAGTACTGAAGATTACTTCGTTGCCAGCACTGTCGTAAAACTCGTGTATGTTAGAGAGGTAGTCAGTACCCAGCACAGTCTTGTCTGTGGTTAAAACAGCGTTACCTTTGCGTGAAGCCAAACGTCCACGCCTGTCAATAATTGCATTGTCTGCAACTTCTGCAAAAGACGTATCCTGTGCAAGCGGAGAATCCTCTGTGTTGATCCCCTTAAACGCAGGAGCAACTAAGTTAATACTCTGTAGTGGCTGTGCCATACGTACTCCTAGGGTGTGTACCAAATAGTTTCTTCAGGGTGCTTCTGTGCATCTAGAGCAACGGCATCAGACAAGTACTTGTCAGCAATAGCAAAGTACTCTGGTGTAGACGTACCTCCTGTCTCTCCTCGTTCACGAGCCAACAGAGCTACCGCCATGTGAATTACAGGCTGACTAGGAATAGCCAGCGTGTCAGAGTCACCACTTAAGGCTACGTTTCTGATGACGCTCTTGACCTTCAGGGAGTAAACACCGTCAGGATTAGGGTACACATCAATCTGTGCGTCACCAGAGCCGTCTATGCCACTAAACGTGTAGTACTGAGGAGAGCCAGAAGTAGGTGTGTTAACTAAATACTTATCGTCAAACCAAGTCTGTGGCCTGTACTCCATTACAAGATTAGACGTATCGTTTATCATGTTTAGGATCTTACCTTGGTCTTGGTAGCCCGTCAGTGAGTACGTGTAGTCATCAGCAACCGTAGTAATCGTAAGGGTAGACCTAAGATTAGACCAATCCCAAGCGTTTTCCACGAGTTGCTTTGCGTCGTTAATAAAGTCACCAACCATAGCACTGTACGTGTTAGCGCTAACTGTGGTTACTGTGTCTTCACGTAAACGCCTCAGAACGTTGTTTACTATGTCTAAATACGTCATACAAATCCCTCAAACAATCCGGTTATACTGATGTCTTGATTATCAGGTCCGTCAATATATTGTTGTAAAAAGTTTTCAATGGGGAACTCTGTTCTAGCGAGAAGCTGTGGATCACCGGCTATTTCAAAAGACTCTAAGTCAAACATACCGGAACCCCCAGTACTGCCGCCACCACCTCCTCCACCACCGCCCCCGCTAGGTGTGTCAGGACCAGTAGCACACTCTTCAGGGTTAGCTGCGGCGTACTCAGCACAAGTACAGTCATCACAATCATCACCAGTGCCACATATGTCTTGATTAGCTTCTGCGTAGGCTGCGTCTAAACAAGGGTCTGGTGTAGTACTCTGTACACATCGTTCTACAGCACCGTCGTACACGTACCCAGTTTTACACGGACCACAGCTTCCGTCTTCGTTTGTGGTGGCGTTAGGGTCTGGGCAGGTGTAAGTAGTAGTACCACATTCGTCTAAACTAGTAACCATACTCCCATCTGGACACTCTACTAACGGAGGAGTAGTATCACATTCGTCTAAACTAGTAACCATACTCCCATCTGGACACTCTACTAACGGAGGAGTAGTATCACATTCGTCTAAACTAGTAACCATACTCCCATCTGGACACTCTACTAACGGAGGGTCTGAAGGACACTGACCGTTTTCGTCTGGTGCTATAGTCATCGCCTCATCACACCAATCTTCTGGGCATCCTTTTTGTGGATCTGGTTCTTCTCCGTTGATACAAGGGTTTACTGTAGGTGAACAAACTTGTTCTTTAGGAATGTAAGCACCATTGCACTCTTTGTAACCACATTTGTCTGCATTAGTAGCATCTATTGTTTCACATTCTGGATCTTCTATAGTTGGACATACTTGTTCTTTAGGAATGTAAGCACCATTGCACTCTTTGTAACCACATTTGTCTGCATTAGTAGCATCTATTGTTTCACAGTTTTCATCTATTGAACAATCTTCATTAGTAGACCCGTTTGTACAATCTCCACAATCACTAGGTTTACTTTGTTCCGGAACAGCGGCAACGTGGTATCTACCTCTAGCTTCACATTGTTCAGGGGTAGGCCCATCGTTTACAAAGTCAGGAATACACTCACAGTCATCTCCGTATTTACCGGGGTCACCATTTTTTGTTGTACAAGGTGTTTTTGGAGTACAATCAAGGGGTTCTTCGCACTCTCCTGTTAAGTCATTTTTCTGAAGTCCTCTGGCCTGACAGTTGTCTAATGAAGGAATACACGGGCCTTCTGGATTATTAACGTCTGGGTCAAATTCCTCTTTGCATTTACCACACGAACTAGCAGTTCCAGCAGCAGTACTAGGAATGTACTCTCTGTTTTTTTCTGTACACTCTTCCTCAGTGTCTCCATTATCTTCCCATTCTACACACTTGCCGTCTACTTCTTGATGAGTACTCAAACAAGGACCACAACCGGTTACCTCGCCGCCGTCACCTAGTGTTCCTGTGTCTCCCTGTCTACCGTATTCTGCACAGTTTATTGAATCGTCTGTATCAGGACCAACACCAAAAACAATATCCTCAATTTTGGTAGTAACTGTGTTTGTTGCATCTGCTGTTTGTGTTAAAATAATACTAGCTACACTTGCGTCTAGTATTGTGCTAATCCAGCCGGTAATCTTTTCTACTGTTACGTCTTCTACGCCACCAAAAATGTCGTCTATTTTTCCTATAACCCATTCTTTAACTTCTTCTATAAACCCCGGATCGTTGGGATTTCCAGTAGGAGCACTAAGAATGTCTTGAATAGTACCCCCTGCTTCTTTTATTACGTTTTCTAAGTCCCTATATGTACCAGCATCTATATTACCGGGAAGTCCGGGCAAGCCGGGAATACCACCAAAGATACTAGCGTTTACACAATCTTTCCAGCAAACATCTCCGGTTTCCTCTGGGTTACCTGCTGTAGTACAATCGGTGTGTCCGTGTGTTCTGTAGGTTCCTGTAGAGCGATCATAACTGCCTTTAGAGTTGTAACATTTCTCGTTACCACTCATGTAGCCGCCAGTAATTATGTCGTGTAAAGTACCTAGAGGATCATCCGTGGCGTCTTGGATTGCTCCTTTAACTTGCTCGTAAACCTTCTGTGCTGTTCCTACAACAGCTTCCCCGTATTCTTCTATAAGCTCTTCTACAGTCTGTGGTCTACAATCAGGGTGACTAGCGTTTGCAGGGTCATTACAAAAGTCACTAACGCCATCTATATCAGGACAGTCAGTATTTTGGTCTGCCCAAATTCCTCCTCCACAGCTAGTGTAAGTTGGTAAGTCAGGGTCATCTAAGTTTTTAGGAATTAATTGACCATCGCTGGTTATTTCGTAACCACACTCATCTGCGTTTTCTTGAGTAACAATTGTGCAGTCTCCACCGCTTGTGCCTTGTCCAATTTCAACACAGTTTCCCTCAGCATTTATTTTCCCATAGCCACTAGGATTTTCTGGTGGGTCGCAAGAATTGCCTTCAACAAACGTACAATTTCCATCGTCATCTAGTACACCAGTGGATCCGTGTGGGCCGTTAGCACAAGAAGCTCCGGGTAATTGGGTTGTGTCTTCTTTACAAGTCCCGTCAGGATTAGTTATTCCAGCGGTGCCTTCGCTGGTTGTGCACTCTGTTCCCGCAGTAGGTCTTGTGTCCCACCACTCGCCGTCCCCGTACCCAAACCGGCCTAGTATATAACCAAGATTAATGCTTCCACGAGTCTGACAGTCATCGCCCATCGGGTTGCCAAATGTTTGCTCTACTTCGTGGCAATATTTTATGCCGCCAAATTCTTTTCCTCTATTTTCTGGAAACTCTAACCACTCAGAATAGTTTCCTGTTTTAACCAGACTGTTTTCTGCCGACGCAATTTCAGAATCAGAGTAGCCCTCTGCCCTAAGTATTCTTTCTACGTCTTCCCAAGTCTGTGGCGCAATACCGCCGTAAATAGTGTCTCTGAGGTAGTCGGTGTAGACTGTTGATTCAACCTCGTTATTGTCATCGTACCCATAAACAGTATGTGGATTACCGTTAGCATCTACGGCATAGACTTCGTTTACTCCGTCTTTGTTTAGGTCGCCCGACGCATAATCAACAGCACCCTCTGGGAGTGGGCCATAGATTTGTTGGAGGTAAGCTCTTACTGTTCTAAATTCTTGGTTGGCTGTTCCAGAGGGACCATAAGGGTCAAAACCGGCAGCGATATACTCTAGGATTTTTACTGTGTTACCAAAGTTTTCAAAATCATCCCTTACTTCCCCGCCGGGAATAACGCTACCGGGAATTACATCATCTTCATCCATTGTTACTTACCACCCTTTAGCTGCATCAGCTTGTCAGCACCACGTATGCCAAAGCTGGCCGTGACTGCTACGTACAACAAGTACTGGTAGTACTCAGGTAACTTATCTAGTTCAACAAAAGCTAAACCTACACGTTGCATAATACTCAAGTCATCCATAGCAACTCCGTAACACACAGCTAACAGAGGTAACGACAGTACCACAGTAAACCACTCGTCTTTCCACGAGGTAGCACTAGCAGCAGCCATCTCTTGTTCCCACGTAGCAGTGTTCTTAATGACTTCCATTTTAGCTACGTGTTTAGCTTGTGACTGCTCGTGTCTGTTGTTAATCCAGTTCTTAGCAAGTCCAGCTATGGGTCCAATAAGTGCTGTCCACATGTTAGTCTTTGTTCCTAAAACCTTGCACTGTGTCTGTTTCCCATATACGTATAGCTACCCATATAATAGTAAACAGAGCAGATATAGGTGGTAGTATTGCACCAAGAGTGCCTAGCATAGTACCAACACTCATGACATCAACTATTTGTTTTGCAGACTCATCCATTATTCAACCCCTGTATAATACTAATGGTAGTCCAGACAATCCCAGCAGAAACAATTAATCCCGTAACTATTGCTGATACATCTAGCATTTTTCGT